AGGCAGAGCTTGCAGGAGACGCTGAATCTCTCGCTGCCGACCTTCGAGCAGTGCGCGACCCCGGCTACCTCCGCGCCCTCAACGCAGCCCTGAACGCCGGAGCCGCCCCGTGACCGACCTCCTGCGCCTGCCGCCCAAGCCCGTCTTCGACCCCGCCACCGACGGCAACCCGTTCGACTGGATCGTCCGCACCGCCCCGAAGGCGCGCGCCGAGGCCCAGGCCGCCATGGAACTCCACCGCATCCGCCTGCAGGTCGCGCGCCGCTGCGCCATGCCGCCGCTGGTCACCCGGGCCGACGCGAAATGAGCTACCCCTTCCGCATCGGGATCGCCGCGGTGATGATGGTCGTCGGCCTGGTCTTCCTCCTGCTCGGCGCCTTCGAACTCGTTGACCCCATCGACCAAGCCGGCAAGGCCAGTCACCTGTTCTTCAGCCTCGCAGCCATCTGCGGCGGCGCCGCGGCCTGGGTGGCGTTCTCGTGAGCCTCGCACGACCCATGCCGCCCAGCTTCGACGAAAGCGTCAAGCTGTTCGCTCCCGCCCCCGAAGTTCGCCAGTGGATCGAGCAGCAGATCATCGCGGTGGACGGCCAGCTCCACAACCCGGAACACGGTCACCTCGCACTCGCTGACCTCGCGGTCATGTGGGCTGCCGAAGGGTTCAACAAGGCGATGCGCCGCGTCATCGGGCAAGCCGAGCAAGTCACCTTCCGCACCAGTGGCTGGAGCCGCTGGCGGCAGGAAGAGCAGATGCGCGGCTGGTTCGGCCGCGTCCCCGAATACCTCATCACCCTCGACGCCAGCTACTGCGCCGAGTGCTCCGATGCCGACTGGTGCGCACTGGTCGAGCACGAGCTCTATCACATCGCCCAGGAACTCGACGAGTTCGGATCGCCCGCCTTCACGAAGGACGGGATGCCCAAGCTGCGCATCCGCGGTCACGACGTCGAAGAGTTCGTCGGTGTCGTCCGCCGATACGGCGCGGGCCATTCGGAGAGCCAAGTCGCTCGCTTGGTCGCTGCCGCCAACGCCGTCCCTGAGATGGGCCGCGCACGCATTGCAGGTGCCTGTGGCACGTGCCTTCTGCGCGCCGCCTAAATCAAGACGACGTTTTAACGCAACACCCTTTCCATGGCCTCACTCAAGCCAGACGTCAAGTTGTTCATCGTCCAGTGTCTGGCGTGCTTTGACACGCCGACGCAGGTCAAGGACAAGGTCAAACAGGAATTCGGGATCGAAGTCGGCCTACAGAAGCTGTCGGCTTACAACCCGGACACGGTCGCCGGCTCGCGCATGAGCCAGAAGCTGAAAGCCGTGTTCGAGGAGACGCGCAACGCCTATACCGAGAGCATCAAGGGCATTGCGATCGCCAACCAGGCCTTCCGGCTGCACGCGCTGCAGCGGATGTTCGAACGCGTCGAAAAGCAGGGCAACGTCGTCATCGGTGCCCAATTGCTGGAGCAGGCCGCCAAGGAAGTTGGCGAGGCCTTCACCAACAAGTCGAAGCTCGAGCACGGCGGAGAGGGCGGCGGGCCGCTGACGGTTGTGGTCAAGAAGTATGGCGACGCGTGAGGTCGTCCTCCCGAACAACTGGAACCCGCGCCCGTACCAGCTTCCCGCCTGGAAGGCCCTCGAAGGCGGGGTAAAGCGCGCGCTGCTGCTCTGGCACCGCCGCGCCGGCAAGGACGATGTCTGCCTGCACTGGGCCGCAACGCAGGCAATGCAGCGTGTGGGCAACTACTGGCACATGCTGCCAGAGTACGCGCAGGCTAGGAAGTCGGTGTGGGAGGCGGTCAACCCGCACAGCGGAAAGCGTCGGATCGATGAGGCGTTTCCCGACGCCATCTGCGAGACCAAGCGCAGCCAGGACATGTTCATCCGCTTCAAGAACGGATCGACCTGGCAGCTCGTGGGCTCGGACACCTACAACAGTCTCGTTGGCTCGCCGCCAATCGGCGTGACAGCGTCCGAGTGGGCGCTGGCCGATCCCGCCGCGTGGGCGTACCTGCGGCCGATCCTGCGTGAGAACGGCGGCTGGGCGGTGTTCATCACCACGGTGCGCGGCAAGAACCACGTCTGGCGCATGTACGACGGCGCCAAAGACGACCCCGACTGGTTCGTGCAGCGCCTGACGGCGGCCGAGACGGGCGTGATGGATTCCGAGGCGCTGACGAAAGAGCGGCTCGAGTACCAGCGCGAGTACGGCGCCGAGGACGGCGATGCGCTGTTCTCGCAGGAGTACATGTGCGACTGGGAAGCGGCCATCGTCGGCAGCTACTACGGAAAGATGATGCGCGACGCCGAGGCGGACAAGCGCATCACCAGCGTTCCATACGACCCGCAGGCCTTGGTGCACACCGCATGGGACTTGGGGCTCAGCGACCTGACGACCATCTGGTTTTTTCAGGTCGTCGGCCAAGAGATCCACGTCATCGACTACCTGGAGAACAGCGGCCAGCCGCTGGCCTGGTATGCCGGCGAGATCAAGAAGAAGCCATATGCCTACGGCGAGCACATCCTGCCGCACGACGCCGAGGCGAAAGAACTGCAGACGAACCGCAGCCGCACCGAGACGTTGCGCGGCCTCGACCTGAACGTGCGCGTGCTGCGCGCCAGCGGCGCCGAGCGGATCCTAGTAGCCGATGGCATCAACGCAGCCCGCACGATCCTGCCCCGCTGCTGGTTTGACGCCATCAAGTGCGCCAAGGGCATCGACGCCCTGAAGGCCTACCGGCGCGAGTACGACGAAAAGCGCAAGTGCTTCCACGATCGCCCGGTGCACGACTGGGCCAGCCACGGCGCGGACGGCTTTCGCTACCTGGCGCTGGGAATCGACGACGTGCCGCGCGCGAGCCGCGTGCAAGACAGTGAGAAATTCCGCCGCCTGCGCGGCTTGAACTGAGAGAGCAACGCCCATGAGCATGAATCCCGTCCAGACCGTCCGCAGCGAGGGTGCCGTCGACACCTATCGTGACCGGGCGAAGGGCGGCTATTCGCTCCGGCAGCTCGAGCGCATGCTGGCCGACTGCGAGCAGCAGCCGGCTTGGCGGTCGACGGCTGACCTGTGCTGCGCCTACGTCGACGGCAAGCAGCTTTCGGCCGAGCAGCGCCTGTTGGCCGAGAAGAACAAGCTCGTGCCGCGGGTCACCAACCTGATCGGCCGCACGATCCGCAGCGTGCTGGGCGCCGAGGCCAAGAACCGCCGCGACGCGCACCTCGAGCCCGACGACGACCAGTGGGCCGACGTCTGCGACGTGATGAGCGTCAGGCTCAAGCAGGCGCAGCGCGAGTCGCTGACGGACATGGCGATCTCCAACGCCTACGCCTCGCAGGTGTCGGCCGGCATCGGCTGGGTCGAAGTCTCCCGCGTGGCCGACCCGCGGCGCTTCCCGTACCGGGTGCAGGAGGTTCACCGCTCCGAGATCTTCTGGGACTGGCGCGCCAAGCACATCCTGCTGCGCGACGCCCGCTGGCTGTGCCGCGCCCGCTGGGTCGACCTGGACGTCGCCAAGGCGAGCATGCCGCAGTTCGCCGACGTCTTCGACCTGGCCATGAACAACTGGCAGGGCGCGATCGCCGACTTCCAGTTCTCGTTCGAGGCGCGCTTTCAACAGGCGTACAACGACTGCCAGAACTTCGGCGTGCGCCGCTCGGAATGGCTGGACGGCATCCGCCAGCGCCTGAAGTTCTACGAGGTCTGGTACCGCGTGCCCGCCGAGATCGTCATGATCCGGATCGGCCCGCGCTGGGTGCAGTACAAGGAAGACAACCCGTACCACGTCGCTGCCGTGTCGCGCGGCACGGTGCAGATCGAAAGGAAGATCACCGACCAGGTGCGCATGTCGCTGTTCGCCGGCCCGTTCCGGATCATGGACGTGGCCACGACCAAGCTCGACTTCCCCTACATCCCGTTCTTCGCCTTCCGCGACGACCAGGACAACACTCCCTACGGGCTGGTGCACGGAATGCTCGATCCGCAGGACGAGTACAACGAGCGGCGCCTGCGCATCCAGTGGATGCTAAAGGCCCAGCAAATCCAGGTCGACTCGGACGCCCTCGACGACAAGTACAACAACATCGCCGACCTGGCCGAGAACGCCATGCGCCCGGACATGCTGTTGGTCACCAACTCCAACCGCAGGCGCGACGACGGCATCAAGATCGGCAACTCGATGCAGCTCCAGCAGGAGCAGTTCGAGGTGATGCAGGACGCCAAGCAGTTGATCCAGGACGTGCCGGGCGTCTACGCGACGCAGCTCGGCAACGCGCCGGCCGGCGTCACGTCGGGGATCGCGATCAACTCGCTTGTGGAGCAGGGCCAGATCGCCATGGGCGAGCTCAACGACAACTACGGCCTAGCGCGCAACACCGTGTTCGAAGCGCTCCTCGACCTGATCGCCGAGGACTGCATGGAGCCGAACATGCAGGTCGCCATCGGCGCCGGCGACTCGCGCCGAGTGGTGGTCCTGAACACCTTCGAGCCGCTGGTCGACCAGAACGGCCAGCCGGTGGTGGATCCGCGCACCGGACAGCCGGCGCTCGACCAGTCCAAGCCGATGAACCAGGTCAAGGACATGAAGTTGAACGTCGGCCTGTCCGAGGTTCCCGCGTCGCCGGCCTACCAGATGCAGACCAGCCAGCAGATCGGCGACATGGTGCGCGCACTGGCGGGCACGCCGCAGGCCGGCGCGCTCATCCCGGTGTGGGTGGAGAACACGTCCGCCTTTGGTCCGGCGCGCAAGCAGATCGCCGACGACATGCGGCGCATGGCGGGCCTGCCGGTGGCGGGCGACCGCGCCGGTGCCCAGGCTTGGCAGCAGCAGCAGCAGCAGGTCATCGCGCAGAAGCAGGCGCAGGAATCGCAGCAGCAGGCAGCCGAGACAGCGCTGGCCGCGGCCCAGGCGCAGCACACGCAGGGCCTGGCCGTCCTCGACGCCGCGCAGGCCAAGCTCGCTGCGGCCAAGGCCACGCAGGTGAACCTGGACGTCGCCCACCAGTTCCACGGCGGCATCCCGCAGCCGGCCGACCCGTACCCAGGCGCTGCCGACCCCGCGGCCAACCAGCCGCAGGAGTCCGACCTCATCAACCAGTCGCTGGCCGAAGCCGCCGCCTGACCCTATAGCCGCTGCTCGACCGGCCTCGCCGGGCAGCGTGTACGCAGAGGCAGCCGCTGCAGGGCGTCGTCCGACCCCGCCGCGTGAATCCATGGACGGCACGCACGAGCCCGCCTGAGCAATCACGCGGGCTTTTTGCGTTCGGGCCGCGCCCGTCACAGCGCACTGAGGAAGCCAAGAGCAATGACCACCACCCAGCAGGACTACGGCGATGACGACTTCGCCAAGGTAATCGAAGAGATCCGTCAGCACGAATTGGCCGAGCAGCAGGCCGCGGAGAACCCTCCGCAGAGCGAGCAGCAGGCCCAGACGCCACCGACGGATGGCACCCAGGAAGCGACCCCGGCCAAGACCGAAGGCGAGGGCGGCACCTCCGCTGAAGCCTCGGCCCCCGCGCCGGCGGCGGAAAAGCAAGGCGATGTCCGTGCCGCACTCCGTGCGTCGCGTCGCGCCGAGCAGCGAGCTCGCGAGGAAGCAGCTCGTCTGAAGGCGGAACTCGAGGAGACGCGCAAGCAGATCCCCACGCCCAAGGACGAGAGCCTCACCGACGAGGAAATCGCCGAACTCGAGAAGGACATGCCCGTCGTGGCCAAGGCCCTTCGTGAGACGCGCGCCATCAAGGCCGCACTCCCGAAGGCTGCCCCCGCGCCGGCGCCTGCCGACTCCGATTTCGTTCCGCCCACGCAGCCCCCGGCAGTCCAGGACGCGATCGACGAGATCCCCGATCTCCTGGACATGCAGAACGACCCGGACCAGACGGCGTTCAACCTGGCCGTGCAGACCGATGCCCTGCTGAAGAACCACCCGAAGTGGGCTGACAAGCCGCTGACCGAACGCCTCGCCGAATGCGCGCGACGCGTGAAGGCCGAGCTCGGCGAATCCGCCCCCGCTGCTCCCACGCCTCCTCAGAAGCCGGCCGCCGCGCCGGCGCCTGCCACCACCGCACGCCGAGATCCCGCCGAAGTTGTCGCCAAAGCGCCCCGGGCCCAGCCCTCGACGCTGTCGGACATCGCTGGCGGTGCGGCACCCACGACCGAAGGCGCCCCCAGCCTCGAGCAGATCATGAACATGTCCGAAGAGGACATGCATGCCGCGCTCGCGCGCTTCGGGTGACTTCAGCTTTCAACCTCTGAGGTATCACCATGACCACGCAAGTTCCGGCCGGTTCCAATCTGGCCCCCAAGATCTGGAGCGACATGCTCTATGCGCAGGCTGTCAAGGCGCCCACGCCGCTCAAGACCCTGTCCGCCGGCGCGCCGACCATCGACAAGGCCACCGGCATCCTGCGCCGCCAGTCGTCGACCGGCATGCCCATCGTGCGCATCAACGACCTGGACAAGACCGCTGGCGACACGGTGCGCATGGACTGCGCGCAAGTCGTCAAGGTTCGCGCCGTGATGGGCGACCAGAACGCCGAGGGCCTGGGCGCCTCGATGAAGTTCAGCCAGCAGGACATCAAGATCGACATGGCGACCCTGCCCGTGTCGGTCGGCGGCAAGATGACGCAAAAGCGCCTGCAGTTCGACCTGCGCACCCTCGCGCTGGCGCAACTGGCCGGCAGCGTCCCGGCGTTCCTGTGGCAGCGCGCGCTGACCCAGATGGCCGGCGCCCGCGGCGAGATGGACGGCTCCGACTGGGTGCTGCCCCTGGCCAGCGATCCGGACTTCGCCAGCCAGATGGTCAACCCGGTGATGGCTCCGACCTACAACCGCCACTACGTCTGCGACGGCTCGACGCTGGTGCAGGGCGGCCAGCAGCTCTCGTCGATCGACAACACGGACATCCTCCTGCTGTCGCACATCGACGAACTGGCCGCGCTGTTCGACGAAATCACGATCAAGATGGCCCCGATCCAGATCCCCGGCGATCCTGCCGCGGGTGACGATCCCATCAAGGGCGTGCTGATGGTCGACCCGCTGGTCTGGGACACGATCCTGACCGACAAGTCCACAGGCAACAACTTCCGCCAGTGGCAGTCGGCCGCGCTGGAGCGCGCCAAGTACGGCGACATGGCCAAGCACCCGCTGTTCTCCGGCGGCCCGCTGCTGTGGAACGGCGTGCTGGTCAAGAAGATGGCGCAAGGCGTGCGCTTCTCGGCCGGCGCCACCGTCAACTACGTGTCGGCGGCCAACCGCTACACGGCGACCGAAAGCCAGGTCACCGTGGCGGCGATCGGCTCGGGCTACCAGATCTCGCGCTCGCTGTTCCTGTCGGCGCAGGCGCTGGGCGTGGCCGGTGGCGCGAACACCGGCTCGGGCTCGCCGTACACGATGCTCGAGAACTCCGAGAACTTCGGCCGCAACCTGGAGATCGCGGGCGAAATCATCGGCGCCGAGCAAAAGGTGCGGTTCTCCGTGCCCAACGAGACGGGCCAGGCCGAGCCGACCGACTTCGGCGTGATGGTCATCGACTCCATCACCCGCCGCCGCGTCTGACGCACTGACGGGGCGGCCGTCGGTCGCCCCGCTCTCAACCTCTTTCGGAGAAATCCACCATGGCAAACACCAAGGCGGTGCGTTTCAACGCGCCCAAGTTCATGCAGGCCGAAGGCCTGGCTGTCCACATCAACGACTACTGCGTCCCGGCGGCTGCGGCCAGCGGCGACACGTTCGACTTCTACATCCCCGCAGGGCTGGAGATCACCAACGTGGCGGTGCAGTCCGCGGCCTTCGACACCAACGGAACCCCGACGCTGGCGTTCAAGCTGGGCTACCTGGCTGCCGACTCGACGTCCTCGCTGACGGCGGTCGACAACTACTTCGCCGCGGCGGGCCAGACGGTCATGCGCGCCGGCGGTCGGCTGTTCTGCGCGTTCGAGCCGATCACCTTCAACGAAGACGTGATCGTGCGCCTGACGCTGACGGCTTCGGCGGCCACGTTCGCCGCGGCCGGCAAGCTCTGGGCGATCGTCTCCGGCAACGCCAACGGCCCGAAGTAATTCGCTGTTGTCTCCGCGCCTTTGCAGGCGCTTTGGGCGGCCCCTTCGGGGGCCGCTCCTATTTCTGGAGCGCACATGACCGTGATTCGATACATCGGCCTGAAGCCGGTGAAACAAGACAACGTCGCCGCCACCGGAATCGTCTGGATGGGCGCTGGCGACGCGCACGAGGTCGCCGACCCCATCGCCGCTTCCAAGTTGCTGTCCTACCCGCTCGTCTGGGAGGAAGTCGCCGAAGCCGAAGCCAGCAAGGCCGCCAGCGACGAGGGCAACAGCGAAGACCAGCCGCCCGCCGCGGCCGCACAGAAGGTCGCCAAGCTCGACGCGCTGCGCGTACGCGCCAAGGAGCTCGGCATCGATGTCAAGGGAACTTGGGGTGAGCCCCGACTGCTCAAGGCCATTGCCGACGCCGAAGCCGGCGGCGCCAGCTAAGCCAGGACGTCTCAGATGCCTGTGCTTCCCATCGAGTACCTGAGCGTCACCTTCAACCGGGACATGACCTTCGGTCCGTCGCTGGTGCTCAAGGGCACAACGATGTCCCTGCAGAAGGACTTCGCCCGCGGCATTGGACCGGGCGTGTCGATCAATGGCCCCGGCTCGTCCGCGGACGCGATCGTCCTCGGCGCAGGCGGCGGTGGGGGCGGCATCACCAACGTAATCGATGGCGGTGCGCCTTCCAACGTCACCTCCAGCACCACTTACGACGGCGGCACGCCTTAACCCGGAGCAGACATGCCCGCAAACGTGACCATTCAGTTCCGCCGAGGCACCTCTGCTCAGTGGACGTCTGCAAACCCTGTGCTCGCCGACGGCGAGATGGGCTTCGAAACAGACACTAGGCGCAGCAAGGTCGGCGACGGCGCCACCGGCTGGACCTCCCTGGCCTACGCGGACGCGAACAACGTGCTCCTCGCCCAAAAGGGCGTGGCAAACGGGGTCGCCTCACTTGGCGTCGACGGCAAGGTGCCGGCCGCTCAGATGACCGGCAAGTTGGCGCTGTCGGACCTCACAAATGGGTCGACCGTCTTCACTGCGCCGGTCGCCTGGGCTGCGTCCTCGAGTGGCGGCACACCGGCGATTTCCGATGCGACGGCGGTCGCCGGTATGGCCTACCGTAACACGACCGCTGGCGTCACGAACCTGACGACGCCCATCGGCGGAACGTCGCAGACGTCGCAGGGTGACCTGTTCCTGTGCTTTGCCAATGGCGCCTTCTCCTACTTCCCGGTGGGGGGCATCTTTCTGGGAACGTTCTCCAGCCAAGGTGCGCTGCCGGCTGCGGCATCGAACCAGGGCAACTTCGGCCTGGTGAGTGGCACTTTCTTCTGGTCGAACGGTACGGCCTGGATTCCGATGGGGAGCGGAAGCGGCCCGACGTCGGCGAGTTGGGGCCTGATCTGGGACACCGCCGGCAGCAAGGACATGGGGGAGTTCACGATCTCCGCCGCAGTTGCGCTGACGTCGACCGACGTCGGAAGCGTCATCGGCGGCTACACCACGGCGACCCTCATTGCGGACGGCACGCACACCCCGACGTTCGACGGGGTGACCGACTCGCGCTGGGTCAATACGTCCGGCGCGCGAAATCGCGTTCGGCTGCTGCGAGTCGGGAACTCGAAGTTCTGGGAAATCGGCAACAGCTCCGGCGCCCCCATCCTGACGCCGGTGGCCGCAGCCATCACCAGCGCGCCGGTGCTCGCCGCGGTTTCTGCTGGTCAGCCTGTCACATGGGTGCAGGGCACGGTCAGCGGTGTCCCGTCCCCCACGGTCAGCTTCAGCCTGACCAAGAACGGAACGGTCGTCGCCTCGCCGGCGACTTCCGGCGCATACAGCAGCACGTCTTCGGGTGACGTGCTGGTCGTGACCCAGGCTGCGACGAATGCCGCCTATGGCGGTGGGACTGCAACGCCCGTGTCGAGCGATCCGGTCACGGTGAGCGCGCTGCCGGCCATGACCTCGGCGGTCGGTTTCGGCGACTCGATCACCTATGGCTACCTCGCCGGCGCGACCGGCCAGCGGCTGGATCCGTCACAGCGATGGCTCGACCAGGTGTCGGGCAACTTGGGCGCCGGCACGCCGCTGAACCAGGGCATCAACGGCACCGTGCTGCAGGACTCCAACGACGCCTCTGGCTCTCCGCGCGCCAGCAACGGCCGTGACCGCTTCGTCGCGGCGCTGCTGGGCTCCAACAAGAAGGACGGCGTCTTCCTCGCCTACGGCTTCAACGACGCGCGCTACACCGGCGCGCCGTCGACCTTCAACGTCACGCAGTACGGCGTTCAGCTCCGCCAGGTGCTGAGTGGGCTGGTGATGGGCGGCTACGCGCTGAACAAGATCGTCTGCGTCAGCCCCTACTACATCACGGACACCGGCTTGACCAGCGGGTCGAGCGGCTTCACGGGCCAGACGCGCACGGCCTTCCTGGCGTTCTGGACGGAGATGCAGAACGCGGCCAAGGAGTACGGCGTCTGGTTCGCCGACACCTACAACGCGATGTTGTCGGGCGGCGGCTCCTCGCTGATCGACCCGACGGACAACATCCACCCGCTCGCAACGGGCCATTCGGTCATCACGACCGCCATCATGGCTTCGACGATGCAGAACGCCCGGTCTGCACCGACCTTCACCGCGACCGGCGGCACAACCTCGTTCACCTACTCGATCACGGCGGTGGCCAGCGCCACGAGCTACACGCTCGAGTACGGTGCCGATGGCTCCTACGCCTTCAGCCACACCACGACGGTGACGACGTCCGGAACGGTCAGCAGCGTGGCGGCCGGCACCTACCGCGTTCGTGTGCGCGCCAACTTCTCGGACGGCAGCTCGACGCCTTGGGCCTTCTCGTCGGCCATCACGGTCGCCGCGGCCAGCACGGGCATCTTCCTGCAGGAGACGTTCTCCGGCACGCCTGGCACGGCCATCACGTCCCTGACGCCGACGACCGGTGGCTCGTGGGTCGCCCAGACCGGCTATTCGCCGTCGTCGGCCAATGCGATCGACTCTGCGGGCACGGGCCTGTATTCACCCAGCGCCGCCGGTGTGTACCAGAACGGCGCGAACCCGGGCGTGGCGGACTACTACGTCGAGGCGGTGCTGACCTTCCTCACGACGTTGACCAACGACGACGTGGGCATCATCGGCCGGGCCGACGCTGCGGCAAACACGTTCTATTTCTTCCGCTACAAGTCGGGCAACTGGCAACTGTTCAAGGAAGTTGCCGGCACGGCCACGCAGCTCGGAACGTCGCAGCCCGACACCTGGACGAGCGGCACGCGCACGCCGCGCCTGACGATGACCGGCACCAGCATCACCGCGGCGGTCGGCGGCACGTCGATCAGCTTTACGGTCACCGACAGCGCCATCACGGCGGCCGGCCATGCCGGCGTTCGGTTCGGAACGGCTCAGGCGAGCGGCACTGGCATTCACATGACCAGCATCGTCGCGTCGTCCTGAGCGCTACCAGGTGTTGATCTCTTGCCGCTCTTCGTCCGTCAGAGGCTTCGACTTCCACAACCGGTCCAAGGCCCAGGCCGCCAGGCCGACGAACGAGCAAAGCAAAAGAGCGACTGCGATGTTGGCCAGCATAAGGTTCCCGATGCGATTGTGTAAGGGATCGTATCTCAGAAGGGATGTTCCGTGAACAGTTATCGCCGAAGCGTCCTGACTGCGCTGTTCGCGCGTGCGGGCTATTCCATTCCCGCGCCATCCCCGGCGCCGAGCCCGTCCCCGGCTCCGGCTCCGAACCCTTCGTTTCCGCTCAATGGCGTGCCCGTCCTGCCGATCAATCAGACGTTCACCCCGCAGCTCGATGGCGTTCCCGTCGAGGGCAAGTCGATCGGCTACAAGATGCCCGCGTCGTTCACGGGAAACATCGTGGCCCAGCAGTGGTATCGCAATGCCGGGGACGGCACGGGCCCCATCCTTGCGGCTGGCGCCACCGATCCGACGTTCCCCGTCTCCCACAGCGACATCGCCTACTGGCTCAGCGTGGCCTTGGAGGACGACCAGGGCAATATCTGGCGCAGCCCAGAATTCGTCAATCAGGCCCAGCCGCTCGGGAACTCGGGGGTACAGATCGGCGATCCGCTCACCGCGGGCGGCTTCTTCAACCTGCCGGCCACCAACAGCGGCGTGACGAACGCGCTGACGCTCTATGGCGTGGCGACCATTCGCATCTTCGACAACCAGCACAGGACGGCGTTCATCGACAACTACCTCGCCCCGGGAACCTACCCGGCCTTCAGCGGGGGCAGGAACTACCAGGAGGCGGTGTTGTTCGCCGCCACCGGCGGCAGCGGCGACTCGAACACACGCCTGTACGTACTTGGCCAGAACGCCGCTCCCAAGGTAATCGCGCAGAGCCCGGCGCCTGCCGCTACCGCCACGCGCCCCGCCGGCAACACCGGCAACGGCTTTTACGTCGCAGCCAACGGCTACATGTACGACCCCTTGGGCAACGTGTTCATGCCCTACGGGTTCAACGTGGTCAACGGGGAATTCAGTTGGCCGGGCGTGCCGAACGCCAAGCCCAACATCGTGCGCAACTGGATCGATGCGTCGCGGTCGGACTTCAACCTGCCTGCGATCAACACGCTGATCAGCCAGGGCATCGTCCCTATGATCACGACGGCCGGCGCCTGGGCCAGGTTCTCAGCGACGTTCGGCGGCTCGGACATGAAGACCATGACCGTGACTGCCATGACCGGCACGGGCAACCCGGGTCGTGTCTACGTGGGCATGCAACTGCTGGTCAACGACGGGAACACCGCATTCCTGACCTGCACCATCACCGACGACAACAGCACCGACAACACGTTGACGGGAACCGGCCTGACGGGCACCTATCGCGTGAGTGTGGCGCAGACGGTCACAGTGAGCGTGTCGCTGAAGAATGCGCCCGTCAACACGACCAACGCGCCGAGTGTCAACCACGCTCGCGCAATGATCCAGCGCTGGTGCGATCTCGCGCCGAAGTTCACGCCCCTGAACAAGTACATCATGCTCAACCCGCTCAACGAGTGGGGGTATCTGGGGACGACCAACACGACGTGGCGCGACTTCTGGAAGAACGAAGCGATCCCGATGCTGCGGGCTGCAGGCTATACCTGCCCGATCGTCATCGACGCACCAGGAACCGGCCAAGACTCCCAGGTCGGGGGAGTCAACGCAGCGTGGACACTGATCAATCACGGCCCCGCCGTCGCTGCGTCCGACACGTTCAAGAACGTGATGTTCTCGCTGCACATCTACAACTTCATGCCGCAAGGGCAGCTCTCGCAGTCGACCCTCCCCCAACTGGCAAACCTGCGCGACACGCAGGGCATGGCGTTCATCATCGGCGAGTTCGGCCAGGGCCAGAAGAATTTCGACGTCGACAGCGCCACGACCAACATCGAGGTCATGTCCTCGTGCGTCGGCTGTGGGTTCGGGTATATGCCGTGGGTGTGGGACTTGTCGTTCCAGCAGACGCCGCGCTCGATTCCGTCGGTCGACAACACCAAGTATTCGATGGTGTACGACTACTCCAAGGGCTACGGGACCAGTGACGATGCCGACCTGACGGAGCATGGAGATGTCATCGTCAATCACCCGGTGTTTGGCCTCAAGGCAATCGCGCAGCAGGCGACCGCCGGCTGGAACTCCTGAAAACGATCAACCCCAGCGCTCCGACAGTGAGCATCGACAGGCCCCCAGGTTCCGGGACGGGGCTGAGGAAGATCCTGCCCGAGGCCGATGCCTGGGTGTGGGTGGCAGTCGCCCACCAGTCGAATGTGCCGGATGACGGGGTGCCGTAGATGCCGAGCTCCTCGCCTTCGTCGTCGCCATTGACCTGAAGGTCAACAAGCCGGCCGCCGATGACGGTCGCCTCGTCGTCCTCAATGCCGTTGTAGCCCCCGTGCGAGGAAGACGAAAAGCCGTACAGGTCGAATTCCGGGTCAGGCACCGGCACGTCGGGCATGAAGCGATAGGACACCGAAACGCCGTCGGTGAAGTTGCCATCGCCGTCCGGCGTGTGGACCTCCAGGAAGGTGCCCGCCAGGTTGATCTTGGTCACGCAGTAGTTGCCGGGACAGGGGCTGCCGTCGGTGGGGTCGAACGCGGTCAGGGTGTAGGTGCCGGCAATTGGCACTTCGAACGTGGCCGCCTGAGCCTGGCTGATTGAGCAAAGCAATGCAGCAGCCGCGGCCGCAAGAGTCGTCCGTTTCATCGTTGTCTCCCCAAGTTGAATGCGACGCAAGTCTAGCGAGCTAGCTGCGTGCCTGACCCCCTAACTCGAAGCCCGCCGCGTGCGGGCTTTTTCCATTGGAGATCCCCGAATGCCAACCATTACCGGGACGCAGATCGCGCAAGGTGCGTGGACGAAGGTCAACGAGCAGACGGACGGCACTGCGGTGCGCTGGACGTCGGCCGAGATGCTGCGCTGGATCAACGACGGCCAGCGCGAGATCGTCAACCAGTCGCCGCGTGCCTACACGAAAGCAGTCAAAGCGACGGCCGTGACTGGCACCCGCCAGGACTTCGCCGGCCTGTCGATCGCCGACGGGATCGAGCTCGTCGACATCACGCGCAACTTCCGCGCCGACGGCACCACGCCGGGCCGGGCGATGACCAAGCGCGATCGGGTCGAGTTCGACGAGCAGATCCCCCTGTGGCATTCCACCGCGGCCGCGCTCGACGCGGTGCACTGGATGTCGGACGATCGCGACCCGCTGGCCTTCTTCATCTATCCGCCGCTGCAGTCCGGCGCGAAGCTTGAAATCGTCTACGCCGCGGAGCCGGCGCCGCTGTCGGCCCTGACCGACACGATCACGATCCCCGACACCTACGCGAACGCGCTGCAGTTCTTCGCGCTGTTCAGCATGTACTCGAAGGACGCGACCTACGCCAAGAGCCCGCAACTGGCCAGTGCCTACTGGCAACTTTTCCTGCAGTCGCTGGGCGTGCGCGGCCAAAACGTGCAGATGGCGGACGCCGCCGGAAGCCAGAGGGCCGCGACGTGAGCACGGTCGACTACTCGCTGTTCCTGCCGGACGTGAACCTGTCGACCACGGCCTGCCCGGAGTTCGAACGCATCAACCAGATCCGCAACGCGGCGCAGGACTTCTGCCGGCGCTCGTTCATGTGGCGCGTGCGCGAGCTCGCCCTGTTCACGACGGTAGCGGGGCAGGAGTCGTACGACATCACGGCGGTGATCCCGGCCGGCGCGCAGCTCGTGGCCGTGCATTCGGCCTGGGCAAACGGCCGGGAAGTCGATGTCGAGGAGCCGGGAGAGGCCGACGACTACGCCCCGGGCACGCAAGGCGGGGTCGACTGCGGCTGGCCGCGCTGCGTCATCGGCATTGACGGGCCGGCGGCCCTGCGCGCAACGCCCGCACCGGACTCGGGCGGCATCGCCATCACCGGGACGCTGTCGTTCGCGCCCTCGGACGTGGCCACCGGCGTGCCGGACTTCATCTTCAACCGCTGGCGCCGCGAGATCGCGTCCGGCGCCATCGAGATCTTGTGCGCCCAAGAAGGTAAGCCCTGGTCGAACCCGGGCCTGGCCGCGTTTCACAAGACCAAGTTCGACGCTGCTGTGATGCTGGCTGGCTCGCGCGCGGGCCCGGTCCGTCGCAAGGGGCTGCGCGTGCATATGCAGGACGCGCCGGCCTGGTACTGCCGCCGGAGCTGATCGACCATGCTGCTGGCTCACTGGACACAGTTCCTCGGCGCGAACAACAACACCAACCCCAAGGGGCTACCTGACGGGATCGGCAAGGACGCGCGCAACCTCGACACCATCCACGGCGACTTGCGCGGGCGCGCTGGCGCCGCGGCCGTCATCACGCTGCCGGGTTTGAGCGTGCAGCAGAAATCCATCTACCGGATGGGGCGTGACGCGCCGAGCGACACCGCCTACTGGCTGACCTGGACGACCGACGTCAACGCCGTTCGCTCGATGCTGGCGACGGATTCGACGGAGCGGACGTACTACACCGGCGACGGCGTTCCGAAGTACACCGACAACACCCAGCTCGGCACGGCGCCGTATCCTGACGGCTTCACGACGCTGGGCGTCCCGGCGCCCACCAGCACGATCAGCGCTGCGATCGCCAGCGCTGGCACGGGGCCGACGGAGACGCGGGTCTACACCGAGACGTTCCTGCGCGCCAACGGGGACGAGTCGGCGCCGAACCCGAACACGGTGTCCATCGATTGCCCGGGCGGATCGAGCGTGACGTTGTCCGCGCTGGCGCCATCCCCCGGTGGCACCTATGGCATCGCGAACCGGCGGATCTACGTGTCGACCGGCACCGACTTCCAGCGCTGCGTGCAGCAATCGGCCTCGGGCACGACGGCTACCGACAACGGCTCGACCCGCCTCGAGGTACTGGCTACCGGCGGCTCATCGTCGCGCCCGGCCTGGCTCACGCCGCCAGACGATCTGTCCGGCCTGACCGAGCTGTGGAACGGCATGTTCGGTGGCTTCTCCGGCAAGAGCTACCGCGCCTGCGTGGCCTACACGCCGCACGCTTGGCCCATCGAATACGAGGGCATCGTTCCGGACACCATCGTCGGCTCGGCCACGTTCGGCCAGCAGTGGGTGCTCGTGACGACCGGCCTGCCGCGCGTGGTCACCGGCAGCACCTCGGCAAGCCTTTCCGACCAGCCGATCTACCTGAAGCAGGGCGGCGTCTCGAAGCGCTCTGTCGTGGGCGTCGGCCACGGCGTCTGCTGGGCATCGCAGGATGGCCTGTGCTACTTCGGCTCGCTGTTCCCCGCCGGGGTCATCACCGAGAAGTTCATCAGCAAGGCGGCCTGGGCCGCGCTGGTGCCTTCTTCGATCATCGGCGTGAGCTGTAAGAAGTGGTACATCGGCTTCTACAACACCGGCTCCGTGCGTGGCGGCTTCATGATCGACACGACGAATCCCGTCGGCGTGATCTGGCTCGACCAGGGCGCGGATGCGGTCTTCTTTGACCTCATCAGCCAGTCACTCTACCTGCTCGACACGGGCAACGTGGTCAAGAAGTGGGACGCCGGCAGCGCGTTGACAGCGACGTTCACCACGGACGTCAAGCGCACCAAGGACAAGACCACGCCGGGACGTGCGCAGGTCATCGCGTCGGCCTACCCAGTGACGTTCAGCCTGTACGGCGATGGCATCTTGCTGGCGACGCGCACCGTTTCGGACTCGCTGCCGTTTCCGCTGCCGGGTAACTACGGCGGCGCCAACGAGTTCTATGTGACCGTCTCAGGCACCGGCCCCATCGAGGCCGTGCTGCTGGCCGAAGAAACGGACGACCTGCCGTGAGCCGCACGCCGCCGGTCGTTCCCGATCTGCCGGAACTCCCCACGGGGGCGTCGCTCGACCAGGTCATCGAGTGGCTGCAGAACCTGCGCACACAGGCCATGACGCGCGAGCCGATTGCGAAGGGTGACTCGCTCGACAAGTTCGTCACGCGCCGCGAGCTCGTCGGCCTCAACGTCTTGACTTTGCGCACTGGGGGCGGCTTCGGTGTGGGCACTCTGGCCGGCGGCGGCTCCGGGGTCACCGGCGGCGGAGGCAGTGGGCCGGTCGATCTGTCGCCGCCCGACTCGATCACCTCCCTGACGGTCACGCCCGGCCTGACGAACTTCTTCGTGGAGTTCGCCGCGCCGGCCTACACGCAGGGCCACGGGAATGCCTACACGTCCATCTACGCTGCGAACTATGCCGGCACGGGCCCGCTGCCAACGTTCGGTGATGCGGTCGAGGTCTACCAGGTCACGGGCGCCGCGACCATCGCCATCATCCCCGCGCAGACCGGGCAGGAGACGCACTTCTGGGCTGGCGCAGTCACGGTCGACGGCGTTCGTCAAGTGGATGGCGCTGGCCCTACCGGCGGCACCAACGGCGTGAGCGCAACGACGGGGAAGATCGGAAACGCAGACCTCGGCCCGCTCATCGTCGAGGCAGCCAACCTCGCGAACAACGCGGTCACGTCTGTGTCCATCGCGTCCAATGCGATCACGGCCGGTAAGCTCGCCGCCAACTCTATCGCCGTTGGCACGCTGGCCGTTCAGAATGGGGCGATCGTCAACGCGATGATCGGCAGCCTGGCGGTCGATGACGCCAAGATCGCGAGCGTCGCCGTTGGCAAGCTCACGGCCGGCTCGATTGCTGTGGGCCAATACATTCAGAGCACCGGCTTCACAGCCGGCTCAAGCGGCTGGCGCATCCTGGGCAACGGCACTGCGGAATTCTCGTTTGCAATGATCCGCGACACCCTCGTGGCCGCGCAGATCGGCGCCGGGCAGGTGACTGCTTCGAAGATCAGCGTGACATCGCTGGATGCCGTGTCGGCCACCATCGGCACACTGCGCACCGCATCGAGCGGCCAACGCACGGAAGTGCAGGACAACAAGATCCGGGTCTACGACTCCTCGAACGTCTGCCGGGTCAAGATCGGCGACCTGTCGTGACGTTCGGGTTTCAGATCTTCGACACCTCGGGAAGTTTGTTGTGGGACTCGACCACCGCCATGGGCGGTGTCGCTGCCGACTACCAGCAGTACTCCGCAGGCTTCAGCGGCACGACCTTGAGCTATCCGCAATGGGCCGGCTTCTCGGCGTTCATCCTTGACGCCGGCGGCAATGGCTATGGCCAGTCACTCACGTCATTGAGCACGTCCTCGGGATACCCCGTCGTGACCGTGTCGTCCGGTGCGCCAGCGGCCTTCTCATTCATCCTGGTGGTCTACTGATGTTCGGGATCCAGTGCACCAATGCGTCCACGGGCGAGCTCACCATTTCGTCCGAGGCCTACACGTTCGGGTACCTCGGCAAGGCAACATTCGTCTCGTCGACGCCGGCGCAGAACGTCGACAGCCTCTCGAGTACGTCGGGCTACAGCACCTGGACGTTCACGTCTTCCGGGCCGATCCTGGTGGCGCTTGGTCTGAAGTCTTCGGGCCAGACTGGCGTCGCATTGCTCAGCATGAGCAAGTCCGGCAGCACATGGACCATCACGACGTACGACGGTGGAACGGGTTCCGTGTCCCCATCGTCTGGCGGAACCTACGACGCGCAGAACACGACAACCGACGTCTATGTGTTCGGGTTCCCGGGCTCGCTGCCAGCGTTCGGCGTTGCCCTCTACAACGCCGCGGGCACGTTGACCGGCGACTTGAGCCGCATGCCACTGACGCCCGCCTCGCGGATCGCACTGGCCGATAGCGTGCTGGCGACAACGATCCCCGTGCTGACGAAGCCCGCGATCATTGGCAAGCCCTGGTACGAACAGAAGACCTCC